AAATGTTGACATTATATGAGAATAAGTATAAAACTTCACTACAACAGTTTGCAGGTATGCAACTTGGAAGACGAAGACGAGATGATTATACTGACGGAACAGTTAGAATACCAGTCAAGTCGCCGTCTCCATAAATAGGAGATAAATATTATGGCAATTACATCGGCAGTATGTAACAGTTTTAAAGCAGAAGTTTTACAAGCTTTACACAATTTTACAGCATCATCTGGAAACAGTTTTAAATTAGCTTTATACACAAGTTCAGCAACTTTAAATAAATCAACTACCGCTTACAGCGCTACAAACGAAATTTCAAACACATCAGGTTCAGCTTATATTGCGGGTGGAAAAGCACTTACAAGTGTAACTCCAGCTTTATCAACTGACACAGCGTGTTGTGATTTTGCAGATATTAGTTATACTTCTGCTTCATTTACAGCAAATGGATGTTTAATATACAACGATACAAACGCTGATAGAGCAGTTTGCGCAATTGCATTTGGTGGAGATAAAACTGTATCAAGTGGAACTTTTACAATTCAATTCCCAACAGCAGACGCAGATAACGCAATCCTTCGTATAGCATAAGGAGGGACTCCTTATGTCTACATCAGTCTGGGGTGGCGATAGTCCTTCAGTAGCCTGGAACGAAAATTCATGGGCATCCAATACTCTTACAATTTCTTTAACCGGTGTATCAGCTACATCTAGTGTAGGTGGATTAACTGCTTTTAATGAAGAAGGTTGGGGCCGACAAGAATGGGGCAACTCTGGTTGGGGTGTAGAATATTCTGTTTCACTAACTGGTGTAAGTGCAACTTCTAGTGTTGGTTCTGTTGTAGCTACTCAACTTGTTACTGTACAACCAACTGGTGTAGATGCTACATCTTCAGTAGGATCATTAACTCTTGATTTAACTTCTATTATAGCGCCAACAGGTCTACAAGCCCAAACGCAACTCGGAGACTTTGACAATGCCGGTACTTTAGTTGGTTGGGGTAGAAATGGTTGGGGTGAAGAACCTTACGGAGATTCATTTAACAAACTTGTTCAACTAGCAGGATTAACTACATTAAATTCTAGTGTTGGTTCTATTTCTCCGGCAGACGTCATGGGACTAACTGGAGTATCATCAACATCTAGTGTAGGAAATATTTCTCCAGCAGATGTCATGGGACTAACTGGAGTATCTTCAACTTCTAATGTCGGGGAAATCTTAGTTGAAATAGGAGTTCCATTAACTGGAGTATCATCAACATCTAGTGTAGGAAATATTTCTCCAGCAGATGTTATGGGATTGACAGGTGTTTCTTCAACATCAAGTGTTGGAGATTTAGAAATAGTTGAAAGATTAATACTTGTACCCACAGGGGTGTCAGCAACATCTAGTGTTGGGTCTCTTATTGCTGAAATAGGAGTACCATTAACAGGGGTGTCATCAACTGCAAGCACAGGATCTATTACACCTGCTGATGTTATGGGATTGACAGGGGTGTCAGCAACATCCAGTGTTAATGCTGAAGGGTTAATTCTTAAATATTATGGAAGACGTACCCCTAAAACAAGTTCAGGATATACAAATGTAACACCCAAAACAAGTACAGGATATGCAACTAAAACAGCTAAAACTAGCACGGGATATACAAGAAGAACGCCTGCATAATTATGTTTGACTTGAAACTAAATAAACAATATAAATAACAAAAATAAGGAATATAAATAATGGCATCAACATATTCATCAGATTTAAAAATAGAACTAATGGCAACCGGTGAAAACGCTGGTACATGGGGCACAAAAACAAACAATAACTTAAATCTTGTTCAACAAGGTGTTGCAGGTTACGAAGCAATTAGTGCAGCAGCAGCAGATGTAACTCTGGCTATGACTGACGGAACAATTTCAAATGCAAGAAATGCTACAATAAAATTAACTGGAACTTTAGCAGCGAATAGAACAGTTACATGTCCAGACAGCATTGAAAAAGTTTACAACATTGTAGACGGAACAGACCACGCAGGATACACACTAACTTTTAAAACAGTAAGTGGAACCGGAGTTTTACTTTGTGAAGGTAATTGTTATCTTCTTTATGCAGATGGAACAAATGTTGTCAAAGCAAGTGAATACAGAAAATGGAGAACAGTAAGTGCAGCAGAAACAGTACAAGCTGGTGCAAAACTATTTGTAGAGACAAATGGAGGAGCTGTAACAATAACTTTACCTACATCGCCTGCAATTGGTGATGAAGTACATTTTGTAGATTCAAGATACACATTCGATACTGCAGCATTGACTGTTGGAAGAGCAGGATCTAAAATAGCTAACGCATCATCAGATTTAGTAGTAAATACTGAAGGTGCAGCATTTGGACTAGTTTATTCTGGTTCAAACGTAGGATGGACTTACACGGAGAAATAATATGTCAAATTACGAAGCAACTAAATATGATTTTGATGGAGCAAACCTTACAGGTATCGAAGGCACGGCTACAGGTACTATTGTTCCTTGGTCTTCTGCATCAGTACCAACAGGATTTTTAGAATGTGATGGTGCAGCAGTTTCAAGATCAACTTACTCTGCATTATTTGCAGTTGTAGGTACAACTTACGGAGCTGGAGATGGTGCATCTACTTTTAATTTACCTAATTTAGCAGACAATGTAGCAATGGGAAAATCTGGAACTAAAGCTTTAGCCTCAACAGGTGGAGCAAACACAGTTGCAGCTTCAGGAACAGTTGGTGGATCAACAGCAAATGCTTCTTTATCAACAGCACAACTAGCTTCTCACAATCACCTTATAACAGGTCAAACTTTTGGAACTGCTTTTAATACTAGGTTTGAAGCTACTATGGGTGGTGGTTCTTACACAGGTAACAGAGGAGATGGCGGAGCACACTCACATAACATGAGTGCGACTTTTAGTGGAAGTGCAACTTCAGTTGTTCAACCTTATTTAACATTACTTTATATTATTAAGACTTAGGATAAATTATGGCAACAAACGCAAATTGGACAATAATCTTTGACGATAAATCAATACTTAAAAACTATGATGAGGGTTCTGGAATTGGTGGAGCGCTTGGATATAAAATTGATGACGATGCTTTTTGGAACGATACTAAGTTTTCTAATATTTGGGCTATCCAATATGGAACATCCGTTTCTTCTGATGAAGTAGAGTACAGAGATACTACACCTCATACATCTTATGCTGATGCTAATCTTGGAGATATAAATCAGTTTACTAATAAATGGGATGCAAAACATTTAATTTATTTACAAGAAACTTGGGATAATGATAATTATGATGAAAATGGAAATTTAATTACAGAAACTGAATCTGAAAAAATTGCAAGAATTGGAGCAAGACCTACTTCTTATACTTCTTCATAATCCTTTACAAATAAAGTTGCGCTATATCTAATCATGTCGGGAATGTTACTTGCATGTTGAGAGTGCCAATGGTCTGATGGAAATAATAGTGCTCTATTTTCTTTAAAACCAACATGAGTGTCTAATTGTAAATCATTTTTATTTTTAATAAAAAAAACTGTTCCATTATTATTTGCTGTTATACCTTTTAACATAACCATAATATTTATTATACCATTTGGAATATCTTGATGTGGTTTAAAATGATCTAAATTTCTTTGATCTATACCTGAACTCATACATATTTCTTTAATCTTTATTTTAAATTTTAATTCAGATTGTTTAACAAATAAATTTTGTAATTTATCGTCATTTTTAAAATCCCATCTAGCTCCATAATAATTCTGTTTATTTTTTTCAGTAGTATTATCAAAATATCTGGGTGTATAAAAAGCTTTAGTTAATGCAAAGTCTTGAACTGCAATTAAATCATTTTTATTAAAAAAATTGTCTAAAATTTTTATCATGGTACTAACCTCATCCATGAAGTTAAGATATATTTTTCTCCTGATAAAGGAGAATTGCCTCTATGTAAGTATGGAAAACCTGCAGGCCAAATAACTATTCTACCTGTTTTAGGTTTTACTCTTTTTGAAAAATGTAAAAATTCAGTTTCTCCCCCCTCTTCTACATCATTTAAATATATTGAAAAAACAAATGCTCTTGATTGCATTTCCATAGGAGCCCCGTGCTCTATATGCCAAACATGATAACCTTCCGTAGGTAAGGTTTTTTGAATTTTTAAACGAGTATAGTGTAGCTTTGTTTCTTTATAACTTTCTTCTGCCCCTGTATTTGTAATATAATGAACCCATGCTAAGTTAAAATTTAACATCATGGTTTTTAAAGTTTCCCACCAAACTTCAATATTACCTTCTCCAAGAAACAATTGTTGATCTTGTTTTTGAAGAACCGGTGAATTTTCAAAACCTATTCTATTCATAGTTTGATTAAATTTATCTTGAGTTTCATATAAGTTAATTGCCTTTTTACATTCATCTTCTGTAATGTAATTATCATAAACTCCTATAAAATTATCTATGTTAACTGTTTTATTTTTCATATTTTTTATTTCCTTCTATAATTTCTAATTTTTTATTAATTAAAAAATGTTTTTCTGAATCAAAATTACAAACTAAAGAGTATCTTGTAACATCATTTTTATGTTTATTAAAACCATGCCTTACCATTGGAGGAAAGACATAATAATCCCCAGCTTTAGGAGTTATAGATATATTTAATTCTGGTAAAATTAAATCGGCCCCGTCTGTGAGATATAAAATAGCGTGATATTGTCTGTGGTCATGAAATTCTAAACTGTCTCCTTTTTTTATTTCATTACCCCAGGCGTCTATAATTACAGATCTTTCTAAAAAATATGCAAATAAATCAGGATGTGATGTTTGATGTTTATTAATTAAAAAAGTAAAAAAATCTTCAAATAAATTATTACCAATAAAATGTTTCCAATCAGTCATTCCACCTTTTACGTTAGTATAATTATCCATATTAGGGTCTAAGTTATTTTTAATTTCTAGAATTATATTATGAACTTTATCTGGATATGGGTAATGACCATATAAAATATTTACAGTTCTTGGATAAGTAACATTTAAACTATTCGTATTTTGATTTAATTTATTATTTTTATCTATTAATTTAATCATTTATGTTATTTTAAGATTACCTGAAACAGATATTCTTTCTCCTTCACTTTGAAAGTGATTAACAAAATGTTGTAAACTAGCTGGAAAAATAAAAAAATCACCTTTTTCTGGAAAAAATT